CTGGCGGGCGCGATGCGCGACCGTGCCGAGGCTGCCCTGGTGCTGATCGACGCCGCCGAACGCCAGCGCGAGATCGATGCCGATGGCAAGCAGCTCACCGGGCTCAACGCGCAGCTGCTCGGCGCCCAGGGCGACACTGCAGGTGCTGCCGCGATTCAGATCGAGCAGCGCTATGGCGAGCTGATGGAGCGCCTGCAGGCGCGCGGCGATACGGCCGGTGTTGACCTGGTCAACAAACTGATCAACGTCGAGCAGGCCCGCGCCCAGCTGGACCAGCTCAACCAGCAGCTCGATGGCCTGTTCAGCGAGCAGGCGCGCCGCGAGCAGACCATCAACACACAGCTCGATGCCGGGCTGATCAGCCAGATCGGCGCTCGCCAGCAGATCCTCGCACTCAACCAGCAAACGGCTGACGAAGTTGAAAAGATGTTGCCAGCCATGCGCGAGCTGGCAGCCGCAACAGGCGACCCGGCGGCGATCGAGCGGCTGAAAGACATGGAGGTTCGACTGCAGGGGCTGCGCACCGTCGCAGACGAGTTCAGCCAGGCGCTGAAAGCCGGTTTCGAGACCGGCATCCAGAACGCCCTGCAGGGTTTGGCTGACGGCACGATGAGCCTGCAGGAAGCGGCAACGGCGTTTCTGAGCAGCATCGCCAGCTCACTGGCTGACCTCGCCGCGCAGCAGATCGCCCAGCAGGCCACTGATGGCCTGTCGAACATGTTCAAGAGCTTGATCGACACTGCGCCGGCGGCGATCGCTGCCGTGCAGCAGACCGCCGTGGCTCAACAGGCGGCGATCACGACGGTGGTGGCCACCAAAACCGCTGCAGACGCGACCATGACCGCAAGCTCTGCAACCGCTGCCGCCGCGAGCACCGCGACTCAGACCGCCGCCGCAACCGCCACAACGGCAGCATGGACACCCGCCGCAGTGGTCGCCTCGATCGGTTCGTTCGGTACCGCTGCCGCTGTGGGACTTGCTGCTGTGATTGCCGCACTGGCATTCAGCGCGTTCGCAGACGGTGGCCACGTGCGCGGCCCAGGCACAACCACCAGCGACAGCATCCCGGCACTGCTCAGTGACTATGAGTTCGTGACCCGTGCCGTGGAGGACTTCAACACACGCGGCATGTCCGCGCTCAACGACTGGGCCCCAGCCCGCCACAACACCGGTGGCCTGGCCGGTGTGCCAGCGCCGGCGCTGCCTTCACCTGGTGCGGGTACGTCCTCGATGTCGGAGACCGGCGGCGGTGGCGGTACCAACGTGAAAAACGCCGTCAACCTGTACGCCATTCAGCGGCCCGAGGACATCGCGGCGATGGCCTGGGGCAAATCCGGCCAAGAACACTTCGCGGTTTACCTGCAACAGAACGGCGCCGAAGTGCGCCAGATCCTGGGAATCTGACATGCCTCATACGATCGGTTTCGTCGACAACTCGGGCGGCGTGCTCGCCCACTACAAGATGCTGGAAACCATCCGCGACTTCGCTGTAGCCAACGGCTGGACGGTACTGCGCTACGACACCGCCCCGGACAACCGTGAGTTGATCCTGCGCGGTGCGGGTTACACCGGTGAAGAGGAGATCTTTGTGGGGTTCCGCACCTACCAGGACGCCTCGGCCGACTACTACAACCTGCTGGCGGGTGTGTTTACCGGGTACGTGGCCGGCAACACCTTTGACACTCAACCAGGTGCGCGCCTGAGCGGCGTGCCGGCTCACAACAACCGCATCGACTACTGGCTGACCCTAAACCCCCAGCGCATCGCGCTGGCGATGAAAGTCGGCACGCCGGTGTACGAAAGCGCCTATGTGGGCAAGTGCCTGCCCTACGGACGACCAAGCCAGTACCCGTATCCGGTGGTGTGCTCAGGGATGTTAAACGGCGCATCAGCAACTCGATTCAGCAGTACTTCCGATAATCACTCGATCGGTTTCAAAGGTAACTCCACCCGCTTGGGCCTACGCAGCAACGACGGCTGGATAAATGCCTACGGGTACCCATGGGGTAATGCACAGATCGCTGGTAACAACCAGCTGCGCGATACCGGCAGTAACTACCATCCCTTACCTGTGGAGCTACATGACAACGTCAACAACCTGTGGGGGGCTCTAGACGGCATTTTCTACATAAGCGGGTTCAACAATGCTGTGGAGAACACTTTCGAGCTAGATGGACACGATTACGTAGTGATCCAAGACGCTGGCCGCAACGGTTTTACTGACTACTACGCTCTGAGGCTCGATAACTGATGGCCTATTTCAGCGGTGCAGCGGTTGATATGAATGCGGTACAAGCCGCACTGATAGCAGCCTGTGTTGATCAGGGCTGGAGCTGGAATTCAGGTTCTAGCGTACTCAGCAAAGGGACCATGTTCCTCAGAGTGCAGGTGCTAGACGGCTACCTGACATTACTAGGGCGGACATCTGAATCAGCGGGTTCAATGCCAAACGTGGTTCGGATAGGTGACATCGGAACCCTCCCTGTCGTATTTCCGCTCTCTTATGAGGTCCATGTGTTCGATAACGAGGTTTACCTCGTTATTCAGTACTCGGTTGATTCGTTTCAATGGTGTTTTTTTGGACAGTCGACTGTCTCTGGCCTTTTAGGCACGGGGATGATCGTTGGGGCTACCTCAGGTAGCTCGACCACTACCAACTCAACGCCTATCAACATCACCCCATCATCTGGTGGAACCATAGGATCCTTCAACACTACCTCTGCAGCATTATTTTGGAAAACTGTTGGCACCAGCGGTAATGCTGTACTGAATGAGTATGTACACCACGACCTTGACGGTGCTGGATGGAATATTTCATCCGTTTCGGCGTACATTGGCATCTCATCTCTTCAACCTCTGGTGAGCATCCAGCCGAATAACTGGAACAGTGAAGCTGTCCTCTTGCCGATTCGTGCATTCACCCAGCGGCCCTCATCAAAGGTTTCGATGATTGCGGACCTAGAGCATGCCCGATATGTGCGACTCGACAACTACAGTCCGGGGCAAGTCATCAGCATAGGTCCAGACAAATGGAAGCTTTATCCGTGGTTTCGCAAGAACGCTGCATCGCGAGATGGAGGCGTCCAGATAGGCCATACAGGAACGATGGGGTGGGCCATTCGATACGAGGGGCCATGACATGCCAGCCATTCTTGCTCAGGGTGTACAGGTAACACTGGCCGGGGTTTCAGATAATGCTCACCTCTCAATTGCTCTGGACTCTTTTGAGTGGGTTAACCAATTTGATCCGGTGCCCTTTGTTTCAAACGCTCAACGTTTGGGCTCTGCAGCTATCGCATCAGCATTCCCTATTTCAGCCAACGGCCGTTCCATCAGCGCTCAGAAGTGCGTTCAGTTTGTCGATGATTTTTACAATCGAATTCACATAAGCCCTCAGATTCTGCAGCTTGGAAATGTGGCTTCGTCCCAGACGGAAGATCTGTTCATTTGGAATAGTTTTTTTGAGCCGCGCACGCTTGAGTCAGTCCTTGGCGGTGACGAAGGTGTTCTGGTTACTGGCCAAGCGGATCCACCACTCTTATTTAATCCTCTGAAAGAGCGAATTTGGCAGGTCACAGTCACCCCAGATGGCCAACCGGTGCTCGACACAGTCGTGACCTGGCAATTCGACGGTGGGAGCAATGCCAGCCTGCGCATAACCGCCAACCGCATCATCGCCTGGTCATTCATACCCGACTGGGGCGATGGCATCCGCGAGACACTCACTGCCAGTACCGACATCATGCAGAGCGAGTCCGCCGTCAGCCAACGGCGGCAACTGCGCCTAGCGCCGCGCCGTGAGTTCAGCGGCCCGATGTATGCCGAAGGCCGTGAGCGTCAGCTGCTCGACCTATCCCTGTTCGGCTGGAGCGATCGCATCTGGTCGATGCCGATTTGGCCGGACATCCAGCTGCTCGAAGCCGGCATCGCTGCCGACGTCGATTTCATCCCCTGCAGCACGCAATACCTGGATTTTCGCGTGGGCGGCCTGGCCATGTTGCGCGGTGAGGATGCTTTTACCACTGAGACGGTCGAGATCCTCGACGTGCTCAGCAACGGCCTGCAGCTCAAGCGCAACACCCAGTTGGCCTGGCCAGCAGGTTCGCGCCTGTACCCGGCACGCCAGGCGCAATTGGTTGAGGAGCCTTCACTCAGCAAGCTGACCGACCGGCTCATCGAGGCCGAAGTGCAGTTCCTGGTTGTCGAGCCCTGCGACTGGCCCGCCTGGTTACCTGCCACCTTATATAGAGGGCGCCCGGTTTGGGACCGCCGCCCGGACGACAGCGAGAGCCTGACCCAGAGCGCCCAGCGCCTGCGCTCCACGCTAGACAGCGGTTTTGCCCAACCGCTGATCACCGATACCGCCCAACGCGCGCTGCAGATGCTCGGCCAGCGTCACCTCGACCTAGGCCGTGAGGCACGTGCCCTGGTGCGCTCTTTCATCTATGGGATGCGTGGCCGGCAGGCTGTGGTGTGGGTGCCTACGCACATGGATGACGTGACGCTTGTGGCCACCGTTTCGGCCGTAGGTACTACCCTCGATATCGCCTACATGGGCTACACCCGGTTCAGCGCTGGCAAGCCTGGGCGGCGTGATATCCGTATCGAGCTGTGGAATGGCAGCGTGTTTATGCGCCGCATCACCGGTTCGATCGAGGTCGACAACCAGGTCGAGCGCGTTGCCCTGGATGCTGCCTTAGGCGTTGAGGTCCAGCCCAGCCAAGTGGCACGCATCAGCTGGATGAACCTCATGCGCTTTGAGAGTGATGAGCAAGAGATCGAGCACATGACCGACAGCGAGGGCGTTGCCGCCTGGGCAACGGTGTTTCGTGAGGAGCGCGACGATGAGCTTTGACAGTCGCGAGTTCTCGCTCGCCGCCGGCGCGCCCATCCGTTACTACGAGTTCCGCCGTGGCGTTTGGCGCTGGCTGTACAACAGCAGCGATCGCGACATCACCATCGGGACGCAGGTGTATCGCACTCTGCGCGGTGGTATCAGTGATGCTGGCATTCGCCAGTCCGGTGTGGCCAAGCAAGACAACCTAGTTATCACCGCCCCGGCCGACATCGAGGTCGCTGAGCCGTGGCGCAACAGCCAACCGAGTGCGCTGATTGGCATCCTCATTTACGACGGCCACTACGGCGAGCCAGAGCGCAAATGGCGTATGACCGGAAACATCGCCAACGTGCGGTGGCCATCGCTCGATACCTGCCTGATCACCTGTCAGGACATCGATGCGGAGATGGACCGTCCGGGCCTGGTCGATACCTACAGCCGCTCCTGCACCACGTACCTGGGCTCGCCCTGGTGCAAGGTGGATCTCAACCCGTTGCGCGTCGATACCACCATCCAGTCCAAAACCGGGGCATCGATCAGCAGTGGCGCGTTCGCGGCCTACCCGGAGGGGTGGTTTAGCGGTGGCACGGTCGAGTGGCCAATCGGCCAGGGCGAGTTCGACAGCCGCACCATAGAGTCACACGCCGGCAGCGTGCTGGTGATGCTCGGCGGCACCCTGGCGCTCTCGGCCGGGCAGGCGATTCGTGTATTCCCTGGTTGCGACTTCCTAGCCAGCACATGCCACACCAAGTTCAACAACCTAGCCAACCTGCGTGCTACGCCGCAGATGGACGGTAAATCCCCATTCGACGGCGACCAGGTGTTCTGACATGTGGCTACAGATTGCAATTCTCGTTGCTGCCTTCCTGATGAGTTCATCCAGAAGCCCACAGGTCGCCAAGGCCAAGCCTGCAGCGTTTGAAGACTTCGACTTCCCCCGTTGCGACGAGGGTACGGAGAAGGAATGGATCTTCGGCCAGGTGTGGGGCAAAGACTGGATGGTGCTGTCGGTGCGCAACCAGCGCAGCCGGGCGATCAAGAGCAAGGGGAGCAAGAAGTGAGCAAACGCCTGATCGTCACCGTGCAGCACCTGCATACAGTGCCAACCTGGACGACTCGCACGGGTTATTGCGCCAAGCAGTCCCGTGCATTCTTTACCGAGCAGGGCCTGGACTGGCTGAAATTCGTGCGCGAGGGCATCGATGCCGAGGTGCTGTTGGCCACTGGCAATGCGCTGGCAGCTCATCTGGTTGAGCACGCACGCTCGGTTGAGGAGTTAGGCAATGGGCAGTAAACCCAAGGCGCAAACAGTCGGTTTCCGCTATTCGTTCGATATCCATTTCGGCATCGCCAAGGCCATTGACGGGCTGCTGGCCATCCGCGCCAGCGGCAAAACCGCATGGACGGGCAACGCCACTACCAACCAGACCTTCACCATCAGCGCGCCGAACCTATTTGGCGGCGACAAAGGCGAAGGCGGTATAGATGGCACCTTCGACCTGATGATGGGCGCTGAGGATCAACCCGTTAATACGCGGCTGGCGGCGGCACTGGGTGGTTCGTTGGTACCTAATTTCCGTGGATTTGCCGGCGGCTTCTTTTCCGGTCTGGTGACGTCCATTAACCCATACCCGAAAAAGTGGGAGCTTCTGCGCTACCGCCAGTTGGCTGGCTGGGATGGCGCGGTTTGGTACCCGGAGACGTGCGCGATCAACTTGTCTGCTGGGCAGATCCGGGCGATGAATCCAGCCCATATCCTCTATGAGGTTTACACCAACCGCGAGAACGGCCTAGGGCTCGATCGCTCAATGCTCGATGACAACGCGTGGCGAGCTGCTGCGCTTACGCTCTACAACGAGGGCTTTGGCTTGTGCATTGCCTGGAAGCGCTCATCGGGCAAACTGTCCGACTTCCGCGACCAGGTGTGTGAGCACATCGGTGCGTACTGCGGGCCTGATCGTAATACGGGTCTGATCACCCTCAAGCTGTTCCGCGACGATTACAACGTCGATGACTTGCCCCTATTCGACGAAGACAGTGGCCTGCTCAGCATCGAGGACGAGGAGGCCAGCAGTGCACTCATTGCACCCAGCCAGCTGTACGTTGAGTACACCGACCCCATGACTGGCGAGATTCGCCGGGCACGCGCTGTCAATCAGGCCATCGCTCAACGCCAGGGCGGGCCATCTGCTGAGACCGTTAGTTATCCATGGCTGCCTACTGCCGACTTAGCTGCACGTGTGGCCCAGCGCGACATGCGCATCAAAGGCAGCAACCTTCGCAGGTACAAGGTCCGTCTCGACCGTCGCGCCTCGAAAATCGGCCCAGGCGATGCCTTCCGCATTCGCGCGCTCAAGCGTGGCATTGAAGTGCTGGTCGTACGCGCTGGCAAAATCGAGGACGGCACGCTGGCCGGCGGCGTGATCACCATCACCGCGCTGCAGGATGTATTCGGCATGCCCGCAACATCGTTCGTCGCGGTGCCCCCAAGCGGCTACGTGCCGCCCAATCGCACCCCAACAGCACCAACGCTGCGCCGGCTGATGGAGGTGCCGTACCGCGAGCTGGCCGGTCAGCTTGACCAAGCCAACCTGACGCTGGTGGATGTGACTGCAGCATGGCTCAGTACACTAGCGGCGCGCCCCACAGGTCTATCGCTCAGCTACTCCCTCGTCACTCGACCAGGTATCAGCGGCGCATTCGTTGATCGTGGCGTTGCAGACTGGTGCCCGACTGCTCAGCTGGTGAACATAATGCCGATCGCCGCAGGCCCAAGCGTTGTGAACCTTACCAATGGCATCGACCTCGACCTGGTTACTGTCGGCCAAGCTGCACTGCTCGATGACGAGATCGTACGTGTAGATGCCATTAACCTGGTGGCGGGCACAGTCACACTAGGCCGAGGCTGCGCAGACACCGTTCCAGCGCGACATGCTGCAGGCGCTCGCATTTGGTTCTATGACGGGTTTGAGGGTGTTGACGAGATTGAGTACTCGTCTGGAGTCAGCATGCAGGCCAAGCTATTGACTAACACCAGCGAGGGGCAGTTGGCAGAGGGCCTTGCCAGTTCTGACAGCCTGGCGCTGGTCGGGCGGCAGGGTCGACCATATCCGCCTGGGCAGTTCCGTATTGGTGGCAGCTACTGGCCTGCCTCTATTTCTGGCAACGTACTGCTGACCTGGGCGCACCGTGATCGAATATCTCAAGCCGATCAGCTAATTGATTTCGCCTTCGGCAGTGTTGGGCCTGAAGCTGGATTGAGCTACAGCTGCAGACTACTCAGAGCGGATAACAACGCTGAGTTGGCTGTTCAAGATTCATTGACAGGTGTAACTGCCACCCTGATATCAACCTTTGTTGGACAAACCATAGTAGAGCTGTGGTCTGTGCGCAGCGGTTTGTCGAGTGCTCAGCGCCACAGATGGCAGTTCTACTTAGATGGTGGTGTTCCAGCTGACCCCGACTGGGCTAGCGTCTCTTCGTTACTGCACCTGGATGGTCCTGAAGCTTCTACCGCTATTCTTGATGCCAAGAGCAAAGCCTGGACTGCCCTTGGAGGGGCACTTCTTACCACGAGCAATAAACGCTTTGGTACCGCAAGCCTCTCACTCAATGGCACCTCAGCTCGTATATCTACCAGCAGCAGCTCTGATTTTGACTTTGGCAGTGGTCCCTTTTGCATTGAGACAGAGGCCTACCTACCGACCTCGGCATCATTAGCCAACGCTCCCACAATCATCAGCAAAAGACCAAATTTCACCGCCACAGGTAGGGCTTGGATTGAAGTCTGGTTGAATACTGCCGGTCGTTTGGAGGTTGGCGTTGCAAGTAATGCTTCAACCTGGGGCCTGCGTCTGACCGCATCAACGAGTGTGCCTCGTGATGCTTTCTTCAGCTGGGCTCTTACTCGATCAGGCAATACCGTTAGGCTTTTCTTGAATGGTTCTGTGGTTGCGAGCGGAACCTTTTCTGGCGCTGTTCACTTTGACGGTAGTGCACTGCTCATAGGTGCTGACCCAGGTGCTGCAGGTGCTGGCGATTACTTTTGGACTGGGCTTATTGACGAGGTGAGGATCACCAAAGGTGTTCCTCGGTATGTTGCACCCTATACACCTGCATCCATTGCTTTTGCTGATTACTGA